CCTTCGAATTGTTTGATTCTTTGTTTGCGTTTTGTAATAAACGCTTGAGGGTTTGACGGCTGATTTACCGTCCAAATTGATTGTTTCATTTCCTTATTTTATTTTAATTGTTATTTAATTCGTTATTCGATGGTATTTCTCCATCTCAAATGCCTCAAAGGACACTAACGTATTAACCACAAGGTTTTCTATATTAAATATACGAAATTATTTTTTTATTTCCAAATTATTCTTCAAACCATTCATTTGGAATAACTTTATCCGCATATTTGAATCCATTTTTATCACACCAATCCGCATAAGTAGTTTTTGAATTTTTACTTATTTTATTTTTTGAATTAGAAAATACGAAACGTATATCTAAATGCGGATTTTGCTGTTTTACCAATAAATGCTTTTTTCTATCTGCGGCAAGAAATCTACCCTTTGTTTCCACAAATATACCATTTGGTAACTTAAAATCAGGATTATAAGTGTGATTGGAAGCAGGAACTATATATGAAACCTTTTCAGATTCATATTTAACTTCAATTCCCTTTGCTTCAATTTGTATTGAAATATTTTCTTCAAGCCCAGATTTAAATCCGTACTTTCTAGCAACCCAGCTGCTAGATTTCTTTGTAACTTTTTTAGCCATTAAAATTATTTTGTTCCTATTGTTTCGGAATATTTCTTTGAATTTATTTCACCACCTCTACCTGATTTGAATTTAGTAGCAGTTAAAACTTGCTCATCTGCTTTTTTCAAATCATTAGTTGTATATGGAGTTTTTGCATTAACGTTTGCATCGAATGAAATTTTATCAACTCCTAATGCTGCTTTTTGTGCGTTGTATAAATCTAAAATTTTTGACATGTCAATTAATGTTTAATATAAATATAAATTATGTATCGAAACGAATAATAAAGTTAATAGGAATATCTGGTTCCGATTTAATAGGTTGTGGTAATTTAGCAACAGCCACCAAATCCATATCTTCATCATATAAACCAATTGTAGTAATAAATGGTGATAAGAATGAGCCTGTTGAATCAATTGAACCACTTAAATCATAATGTTCAAATCCAGCGAATGTTGATGAATTAACTGAAGATGTATATCTGAAATCTAAAACGTTTCCGTTATCTAATGTAGTTTTTTTACGAATATATTTTATTCCAGGATTTGTAGTTACATTGTATATTTTTCCATCAGAACCAGTTACATATGATACTTCTTTTTTAACTTCAACGATTGCTGATGGGTTTTGTGAAACATTGAATTCATCCTTATTTACAACAAGAAGATATTCGTGTTCGTAAATAGTTTCGGTTGATTTATATGATAAATTCCAACTCGATGTAAAATGAGATTCTGCATATTTTGTTATTACAAATAAACCATTTGCATAAAATATATTTCCAATTTTACTAACAGAACCAGGTCCTTCTAAAAATGGAATATTATCTACAATCATTCTACTATTTTCGTTATCATAACTAACGATGTGCATATCATAATCTTCACCATTATAACGAAGATTGAATGTACCTTGTACTAAATCAAAATCTCCAATAGATGTTTGAAATGATGCAGTATATGATGCAGATGCAATATCTACAAACTGAATAACGTTTGTTTGAATATCAATTTTTTCAATTACAATAGTATCACCCGTTGCATCAATAAGATTACCATACTTATCATCTATGTATGTTTTATCACCATCATCAACTAAAACAACAGAACCTTTTTTTATACCCTCACCAACATATATTTGCGGAACTGCAATTACCTTTGCGTTATCAGAAATAAATCTATCCATACTAACCGGATTGGCATCGTATGTGTTTCTAATATCGCCTACTCTTAAAATTGGATTAAATTCATTTCCATTATAGAATTGAGCTCTTAATTGACCATATAATGAATTTTTAGGAATTCCATTTGTTAATTCTGATGATGATATATTTGCTTCTAATATACTAACTTCAGTAGAACTTTGGTTAAAATTCCATTCTTTATATGCCTTAAAAGGCCTAATACTAATATCAGATTTAGGTATTCGTTTCAACATATCACATATAAATATCTTATTAATGAAAAACCCAATCCTTTCAGATTGGGCTATCATTTTCTATTATTTGTTTTCTCTGATTAAAAGTCTAATTTAACTTTAATTGAAATTTCTTTATCGAAAGATTTTTCAATTGGTTTAGATGTTTTAGCTACTGCTAACAATTCATTTGCATCATTATATAAACCAACAGTTGTAACATATACATGTGGGTCTTTTTCAAAAGATGTGTTTACAAATTGTCCAACTGAACCAGTTACGAATGTTGGGTTATTTGAGAAGTTAAATTCTCTATTGTTTGCTCTTACAAAGTAGTGAGATGTAGAAACATTTTCAGTTCTTCTCGCTTGGAAATCAGAACCACTATCCAATGCTTTTAACAATGCTACACCACCATAGTTAGGGCTTCCGTTTATATGGTATATACCAGCTGCTGAAGATGTTGCTGCTGCTAATGTTCCACCAACACTTGCACTCAATGCGGTTGGGTTTAATAAAATAATACCCATATCAGGATAGAATAAACCAAATCCTTGTTTTGTGTAAGTATCACTATATTGTGCAATTGATGCAGTTGCAGCAGTTCCAATATTTAAAGAACCACTTACCATATTGTAAACTCTACCTGCGGCAGTTACATTTTCATCAGTTGCTCCAGAATCATCAATCAATACTACTTCACCGGCAGTACCTTTTAATTTAATTGAAATATTACCTGGGTCTAATCTTTCTTTGTATCTAGCTCTATTGATATTAATCACATAGAAGTTTCTTAAATCGTATGCTGCTGGCGTTGAACCACTATACACACTAAATAAAGCATCAGATGAATCTAACAATACGTTTTTGTATTGATTATAAGTAGCAATTGTAGGTAAAGTAGAGCTATCACTTTGAGTTAAAGTAGGTGCTCCAAATCCATCAATATCACCATATGCAATTGAGAATTGAACCTCCGATGCTTCTGATGAAGTTAATCCGTTATATACATCGATATAGTATTTACCACTTGTAGATGCAACTTGTGCAGAAGATGTAAATGATGAACTTGGGTCTAATGAACCAGTATCACCACTCCAAATTCCTGAAGTTACAATTTCAGTTCTATTTGTTACTTTATCGATTGCACCAAATTTTTTGTAAATACCATTACTGATTGCAGTACTATCTGAATTTACTTGTTCACCACTTCCTAAAAATTGGTTTAAAATTCTTACCAATTCGTTGGTATCAACGGGAGTACCAGCGGTATTCGCAGCTGATGCTAAATACTGCGAAATATTGCTTGCTAAAAGGGCTCCTCTATTATCTCTAATTATTGCCATATCTTATATTATTGAACGTATGTTACGGTTACAGGAATAGTTTGTGAACCACCCGTTTCGTTACCATAAACAGTTATAGTTGTTTTGATAGTCGAAGTTAAAGATGGGTTTGGAATGAATTTAAAAGTTAAACCTTTAGCGATTGCTGCTGTTGCAGAAACATCATCACCAATGAACACAGGTACTGAACCTATATCAGATGATACTCCTTCACCAATAATATCACCAGCGTTTTTATTTGATAAAACAATAGTGTATCCTATTGTTCTATTACCAGCCGGAGATGTGGTTGGAGATAATGCAACTTCACCACTCTTTTGATTTACCGAAATGTTAGGAACACCAAATTCAACAACAGGAATTCTAGTTGTATTTTTTGGTAAAGTTACTAACTTATATTTCATCACTTGAGTTTCATCAGGATTAGCTTCTAATACTGGCATATTTTTAATTGCCGCATCGTAATAAGCTGAACCTAATGGGTGAGCTGGTTCGTATAATGTGTAATCAATCTCATCATCTGCTAATGCAAATTGAGTGATGTTTAAACCTTGTCCTGCTGCTAATTTTTCTCTACCTTTTTTGGTTAAGATAGCATCCACAGTTAATTCGGTATTACTTAAATATCCCATAATGTATTTTTATATCGTTTGTTAATAAATATAATTATTTTAGAAATCCGTTAATCAACTTCCAATATTGGTTCATCTGCACCTCTATTAGCTTTATTAACTTTCAATGTATTTGGATTTGTAACAAATGTTTCAACAGGAGGAGTACCATCCAATGTAGTTGCCGCAGTATTTTTACTACCCAAATAGTATGAATTTCTTAATCCGGTTGTTAAATCAGATGTATTTCTATAATGCGTTGGTAAATAACCATTCAATGGTTTTACTTCAACAATACTTCCCGTTCCAGCGTTTATAACTTTTGAGCCGGAGAATGGTTGTATGTTTAATTTAGTTTCATAATAAATAGAAGATGTAACATGGTATCCACCTCTAGCATCACCTTGTCCATTTATTACAACATTATATGCTAAAACATCTCTTTGCTTTTGTTCTTTAATTAAATCAACTTTTATTCTTTCTTTAACAATTACGTTCTCAGCGTTGAAATAAGTTCTAATTGCATATCCATTTTGTGCATATATACCAAATCCTACTTCTTCATATGGAGTCTGTCCAACAACGTTCATCATATCATATATCTGAACTTCACTTAATATAGTAGGGTTATCCAAATTTGATTTTATAGAAACTTCCTCTTGGTAATTTTCTGCAATCGTTTTTGTATTTTCTATATATTCATATGTAGCATCTTGTTGATAGCTATCGGATATAATTTGTTCATTAGAAGTACTATCTATCAAAGCATCATATTGTTGATTTTCACCATTCAATAATTGCTCATTTGCTGTATTCAATACTATATCAAACTGCTGATTTTCAGCTAAAGTTGTAGTTGTATCTGAATAATTTATAGATACTTCTTGTTGATAATCATCTCCCGTTGGTTTTTTATGCTGTACCTTACTTCTTTCTAAAAAGTGCGGTTCAATTAATAAACCAGTAGTTGCTTTAACTCTAGCCGGCAACATCTTCTTAATATCTTCAAACATTGATTTCTCATATAGTTTGATTAAGTTGATGTATGAGTAGATATCTTTATTTTTGAATCTTTTAAAATAGTAATGTCTTAAACTATCCAAAGATTTGTAATTTGAGTTGTATCTATCAGATGGGTCACCAATGTAGTTATCTAAATTGATTCCACCAAATGATTTGGCAATATCAATATTCAACTCTTTTGTAGGAGAGAAGAATAAACCAACTCTATTAGAATCGGTTGGCGATTGGTCAAATGCTTTTACAGTCGCTCTACTTTTAGCAGATAAATCTGAAATTAGTGTTTGCTCTTCAAATCTAACTTTATTAGTTGAGTAACGAGATGAACCAACATTTGGCATATCCATTATCACACTTCTATCAATCGCTTCAAATTGATATGGATATGTTTCTATGTTATCAAATCCATATGCACTTGCTGATAATAATGGTGTTATATTATTTGAATATAAACTAGCTGTTGTACCATTTTCATAATCATTTCTAGTCAATCCATCTTCAAAATAAATGTTAGTATCAACGTTAATAAGTGATGATGAATATGCTAAATTTTTAGGATATTCAAAATCTAAACGGAAATACAAATCATTCGTTGAAGATAATGTATTATTACCATTAATCATTTCTGGGAATGAAACGTGTTCGTAAAATACATCCGTATTTAATACATCAGACCATAAACGGAACTCATCTATACTACCACTATAATTTCCACCCAATTTAATATATGAACCATTATTCCAATTTGTTGTATGACTACCACTAATTGTTTCTTCAAATAATGTTCTATCTTTATTAGATTGTCTTAATGATAATTGTAATCCATTAGAACCACTACTGATTGCTACTCCGAAGAATGAACCATTATATATTGGTAATAATGTTGATTCTATTTTAGATGAACCAGAATAGTAAAATTGTACTTTACCATAATCGCTTGTTAAAGAGCCGCTTGTTTGTAAACTCCAACCACTACCAGAAACAATAGTATATGTACTATTTGATTTAGTTGGTTTCATAAATAATTCAATGGTATTTGGTTTTGTACCTTTATCGGTAGTTTTCCATTCCATCTCAACATATGAACCAGAACTCATTTTCAATGCGGTTGATATGTTATCAAATTCGTATTTAGATTTTGATGAATCCGTTACTTCCGGTCCTCCAAATTCTATAATAGATAAATTTGATGATGGGATACCATAACAAGCTAATAATGCATAAATTCCTTTTCGAGTACCTTTATTTTTTAATAGATATGGTAAGTTATTTACAATTCTTTTCCATACCTCATTTGTTCTTTTTTTAGCAGGGTTTGTTTCTACTATATTACCTTCTGAATCTTGTCCAAATACATACTTCCATAAATTTGAATCAGCTGCAAGATTTTGTGCATCCCAACCAAATGATTTTAAAGTATCATACAATAATCTATCAGACATTTGATTTGAAGAATTGTATCCCAAACCTCTACTTCTTTCAATAGCTTTAGTATAATAGTAAATATTATCGAAATGCTGACCTATCATTGATAAAAACAACAAGTATTGGTCGTTTTCTTCATTATTTACAATATATTGTGGTATATTGTTTTGAACCCAGTTTGAGTTTTGTACATCATAATCTTCAGCTAAAGTTATTATATTATCATACCAATTGGATACAACAATATTAGATGATTCCACTCTAGTAGTACCAACATATGGCCAACTTAATGAAGATGATGTATATAAGAATTTTTCAAATCCATCAAATCCATTTACTAATTGGTCTTTTTTAATTTGTTGCTTTTCTCTTTCTTGTTTAGCAGATAGAGATGATGTATGATTCAATCCAGTCGGATTATAATAAGATGCGGAAATTGATTGCTCATAAACTTCAATCAATTGAACTTTATACACAAAATTATCAACTCTTTCTTTGGCAGAACTAAAGTGAACAAAATTATTCCACAAATAAGTTGAACCATCGGTATATTCAATATTTAAGTCCGTTGTATCATTAAAAGATGAACTCAAATATTGAGATACTAATTGAGATGAGCTTGAAACTGAAGCACTTAAAATCAAAGTATCCAATGATTCAAAGTTTGTAGATTCCCCAGTTATAAAATCTATATCTAAATTGAAATTTGGTCCTTTTAATGGAGGACATTTTAAATTATCTTGTTCGGTTAATACAACAGTCTCAACTAATGGATTAGCCATCATTTTTGTAATCCAGAATGTTGAATTATTTGTTATATTAGCTGATAGAGGAGAATATAATTTTAAAATCAATGATTTAACTACATCCTCATCTTTAACAAATACATTACCTAATTCATCTTCTGATTTTTTAGATAAAGTCCAATTATCTTCTTCCCAACTTGAGATTAAGAATTGATTATCATCGCCAAAATTAGCTAAATGAGTTAAGTATTTACTTTCCTTTTCAGGCTCAATTATTTGTAAAGATTGTGCAAATGATTCAAATAAAGCATTACTAATCATATTCTCATCCAAATAAATTGATGGAATATTTAATTTTGTAGTTATTTCGTAATCATTTCCTATTAATTCTTCCGCACCACCTCTATTAAAAGGTTTAAATTTAATAGTAATGTTATCACTTCCCTCCCAATCTTTATAATCTTCTCTTAATTTTTTTAAATTTATTTTTAGAGAGCCGTTGGATGGTAATGAGTTTATAAATGGAACATAATTACCATTTTTTAATTTTAAAAACGAATCAACATTCGTAGTAGAATATGATGTATAAGTTATTTCATATTCTAAATTAAAATCAGAAAATGCAGGCACATCTAAATTATCTATTGCTATTATTTCAGTAATAGACGGATAATCGTTTACAGATGTGTATGTTACTAATATTTCTTTTCTTTCGCCTGTACCATATGAATTACTATATGGAACTATTATTATTTTTTTAATTCCATATTCTTCTGCAAAATCTTTTTTGAAATAAATTTTGAAAAGTTTATCAGAAGCAGGTACATCTATTGTTTTGGTTTCGGAAAGATATATTCTTATGAAATCAGTATTTTCTGAAATAAAAGGAATTGCTAATTCTTTTTCTACATCCGATTCTTTTACAAATACATTAAATTTACTATCACCTAATGTAATTGTAGGTGCAGAAACTTTTATTTCTTTTTGTAATTTAACTAAAACAATTATACTTTCACCCAACGAAGATGCTGGCAATGAGAAAGCATAATTTTGTTTATTTAATTTATCGTATTGTATTTCTAAATTAGTTCCGGCATTTTTAGTTAAACCAGAAAATATACCAACTAAAGAATATCCATCAGGTAAATTACCATTTACTTGGAAGTTTACCTTACCACCATTTAAAACGTTTCTACTTATTTGACCCGTTTTTGAATTTTTTGTAGCTATTGTATTAGAGTCGATGATTAAATCATCCGATGATACAATATCATATTTTAAAGATAACGCATTTCCAATTTCATTATCAAAATTAGAACCAAATACAATTTCATAATTTATGTTTGGATTTGGAGTTGTTATCGTATCTATCACTGTTGGTGCAGGAGCAGGTGCTGGTTCTACAACCGGTATAGTTGGTATCACAACTGAATCAATAAAAAATTCTAAAGTATATGTACCAAATGTTGAATTAAAAGTTTTAGGACTAGAAGGAACATCATTTATAAATTCAGTTATTCTAACTCCTTCGGTTTGAACGTTATTATAATCAATAATAGAAATTATAGTTACTTCAAATCTACTTAAAACTCTTCCAGATGTAGTTTTTGCAGTAAAAACTCTTTTAGAACCAAACGATGTTGATGGATTATATGCAATAGTAACAGATGTACCAATACCATAAGATACGCCATCAGCAAAGAATTCTGCCGATTCTCCATTGTTTGTTTTTAAATAAAAATTTAATGGATTAGAAGTTGTAACGGCAGTAGTTTGTACAAATGGTGGATTATTCGTTCCACCTCCACCACCTCCAGTAGCTTGCGCATCATTTATAACTCCTATCGGCATACCATTGGCATCAATAGTAGGGTAATCATAAAGTTGTTCTATTGCTTTCTCCAAAGTAATTGTTTATTATAAATATTTTATTTTAATATTATTTTTGTGCTTCCACAGTTAAACTTCTATCAACTATACCATAATCTCTTAATCCAGAATCGTAAGTTGGTAGATTTCCAAAAGTATGGCTTCCACCACCTCCACCACCCAATTCAGGTGCACTTATAACTTCCGGTGTTGGTTGTACAACAACCGGTGGAGGGGTTGGTTCTACGATAGGGAGTGTAATTTTTCTTTCAACAGAACTCACAATAGGTGGTAATTCACTTACACCACTTACATTTATGTTTGCTGTATCAGTTGTATATACGTTTCTTTTAATTTCATTGTAAGTATTAAATGAAGCTAAATTATCTTGTATTTGCTTTCTCAATTCAACAACTGCAAATTCTTTTGGCAATTGATTAAAAGCAACTGTTCTTCTCTTCAATGTTTTTATATTAAATGAAACACAATTATTTAGTATAGATTGTATTTCTGATAATAGTACAGTATATTCGTATTTTTCACAATCTTCAAATCTAATTTCCGATTTTTGTCCGAAATTTGATTGAGATATATCGTAATATTTGTTATTTAACCAATTAGTTACACTATCCTTAAAGTTATTAAATATTCTAGTTCTAAATTGTGAAAAATCTCTTATTCCAAAATCATTTCTTAATATTGATATAAAATCATTTCCAAATTTATTAACCATAATATCATCTATTTTGGTTAAAGAATTTAATTCAAATTTATCCAAAGAATCTATTATATTCTTTTTATAATATTTGAAATCCGGATTTAATTTGTTCAAACTATTGAATTGATTAATAGTTTTTTCAGTTATATCTTTATCAGTAACTTTTAATGGTAAAACACGAATCTCTTGTCTAGATGGAGATATTTCATGTATCCAAGTTCTAGTCAAATCATTTTCAGAACCTACACTATTTCTTACAAAATTTATATTAACTTTAAATATACCATTGGTAAATCCTAAAGTGTTTAATAGTTTTTCAATATCAATTGCTAATTCTTTTTTACCAGCTCTATTTACGATTTGGTACATATAGTTTTTAATATCGCTTGTTTTCACATATGCAACATTATTTCCCGATACTTGTGGTAATAGATTGTTATTAACATCATATACTGATACCTCCATAACATCGTATTTACAATCTCCAAAATCAGTATCATCTATTTGATTTTGATTTACAATAAATAAATCTTCCGATTGAAGAAACTTTCCCTCATTTTCGGAATTATTATTAATTGCCTCTATATTTGTATATTTTTTAATACTCATAATTTATTAGAATGAATCTGGGTGATTTTTTGTAAATCTTATTGGATATGTTTTTGAGTCTTTAGTTCCATCACTTCTCGTAACACTTAATGTTATCGTAGAATCGTAATCTTTACTATGTCCCCAAGAACTAAACCAACCACTATTATTAGGGTCTACTCCATCTCCTGCATTTTTATTTATTCCCAATGTCAATGTTTCATCTTTACCAGCTGCTATTTGGAATGATGATTTTGGAAGTGCTAACCAATTATTTCTTAATTCAGAAGGTTTTGCTGCAACTATTTCTATACTAACTGGTTGTGTATCATTGTTTATAAACTTCAATACACCACCACTTTCAAATTTGGTTTGACCATCGTTTGGTTTTAACTTACCATGTAATTTGAAATTAGGAGTATTTTTAGGCCCTTCAAATGATGCAACAACTACTTGATTTATAACATCCCCACCTGCTGATATTGCTTGTGATTGAGTTCCTTGCTGTATAGATTGTTGTTGTTGAACTGCTCCTAATTGTGCTTGCAATCCTTTTATTATTGCATTTAAGGAATCAATCTGCTTTATCAATGCGTTTATTTGCGCTTTAAATCCTGCGTTTTGAGATTGTAATGCAGCTCTCAATATACTTTCATCTACCGATTTTTGCAAAGATGTTGCAATTTGTGCAGATGTATCAGCAACAGTCGCAGTAACAGTATCTAATTGATTCACAACAACATCGTTTGTTTGTTCGATGTTTAATCTATTATTTATTTCGGTTGTAACCTTTGCTTTTAAATCAGCAACCAATGAATTTAAAGATTCAACTTGAGAAGTTAAATCACTAACTTGTTTTCTCAAATCTTCATTAGTAGCAACTTGCTCATCATAGATTGGTTTTGGAACTAAATTTTTATTTACAGTCGGTATATCTGGCTTTAATTCCTTAACTTCAACATCAACTGCTTTTAGTAATTCGGTTTCATCATACTTTGGTTTATTTAATGTTTTAAAAACCAAAGATGTTGCAACATTTGTATCATTAACAATCGTTACACCATATTCATTTTTGGCAATAGTTTCCGAACCCGATACACTTAATATCGATTCCAATTTAGATTGTCTTTCTTCCTCTAATTTAAGAGATATTGCTTCTAAATTTGTCATTTTAAACTATTTCAAAAATTGATTTATCATCTATAATATATTCTACACCATTTTGAATAACTTTTGTTTTTAATTTGTAAGTTCTGTTTTCAGGCAGTGTATTCAAATTTAATGTAAAATAACTACCACTAGCATCACAACTTATTTTTGTATAATCACCAAACGGCATTATCACTTCATTTGTAACGTAATCTTCTATTTGATAGTAAGATGATGTTGGTAAGTAATTAATTGTATCGTAAGCAAATGTATTAGAAAATACTTTAATTGGATATAATTCTCTACCTTTTACTCTTATTTTTATTCTACTATTTTTTGTATATTTTGATTTTAAATTTGAATATACAACTTTAAAATTCTCATCAGGTATAATACTTAATGAGCCTGTATTAAATGTAAAATCATTATAAACTATTTCTAATTTTGGTTCATAGATAGTATTTGTTTCTTTTGAGAAGAATTTTAAAATACCATAATCTAAAGAATCTTCTTCTGATTGTAAGCTGTGGTGAACTATGAATCCATTATTTGGCAATGAACCACTTATCCAAAGATTAACAATATCAGTAACATCCATTCTAATATCATCTGGCTCATAATTAAATGATTGAGATGCAGAACCACTTAAATACCAAGTACCACCTTCTGCATTAGCAGAACCCGTTGTACCATTTGCAAATATAGCAGTACCTCCGATTGTATTATCTTGCCAAGTATTAATACCATCTCTATATTTCCAACTAATACCATCCGAAGTTACATTATCGAATTTAGTACCAGTTCCCATTGTCCAACTTTGAGAAACTGCATTTGCATAGATTGTATATTGTAAAGGTATTTCTTCGGAATTTGCTGATTTTAAATTTAAATACGCTTTCCAACCACTACCCGTTTCTAAATTAGAAACATCGAACTTAATAAAAGTTCTAGCTATGTCCTTTGTAGAACCATAGTAAAGTTTACCTACTTCCAATATCTCATCTCTACCTGCGTTTTGTTGAGGTTGTTGTAGATATACACTTGCGTCATATGATGATGTATAAAATATATGCATTATAATGCCCTCCCTTTAATGTCTTTATTTGGATATTTAACTTCGAATATTGATGGGTCTAAAGATGGATATACCATTTTACCCTTTGTTGCCGCATCTATATTATATTTGTTAGGAGAATAGTTACCATCACCTGCACATAAGTTATTAATTTTAACCATTGGTACACTCATTACACCTTCTACATTTGCTAATATTAATTCTATTTCTGAAATATTGATTGGTTTGTTAAATGTCCAATTATCTATTTCAAAATACTTTTGTAATTCACTCAAACAATTCGATAGAACTTCAGATTTGTTATAATTTTGATAACAAATTATTTCAAAATCTACACCAATGTTAATTATAAATCCGTTGATTATATTAACACCATCGGTAATCATTCTATATTCACCCAAATACGTTTTAAGGTTTTGCTTTATAGCATCGTTTAATTGAGTTAATTTTTTATTATTATCATAACCCAAAACATACATATTAATTGCAAAAGGATTATTTACTTCTGCTATATTACTTTTCTTTTGTTGAAGATACTTAACCAATTCTTTTTGTATATCTTGCTTTGAACTTCCTTTTAAGCTATCTACTAAATTTGTAAATTCTGCAATATTTTGTGGAGATGCTAAAATAGATGCCGGTGAATTGTTATCAATCTCACCATCAGGTGAAACATAAACTTTTGCAATACTACCATATCTTTCTGGCATACTCAATGCTCTTACAATATAATCTTGTCTAGTTACTGCTCTATTTTGAGAACCAAACATTGCCAATGCATTCTGTCTAATTTCCTCAATACTCTCTGCACCTCTACCTCCAACTGCTGCTTCTAAATTCTCAACAGCGATTGTTGTTTTTATAGAGTTATATAAATTCAATAAGTTCGATGGTAATGATAATAAATCTTCATCAAACTCTATATTTCTTATGTTTGTTAAATCACCTTGATTTACATTGGATTCTACACCACCACCAATTAAATAATCTATACTTAATGTTTTACCATTAGGTGCTACTCCAAACGTATTTGTTTTTAAAAAGTTAGATGGGTCAATTCCTTGATTCAATCTTTGAATTGAATTTGCTAATCCTAATCCTACATTTTTAGTGTTTGGTAATATTATCTCATCGGATAATGAATTATTACCACTACCGAATTGTAAATCAATTGTATTATCAGAATTAACTTTTACACTAAATCTATTAGGAACTTTTTGTACTTCTAAAATATATGGTACTGAATTAGAATATTGTGATAATTCTGATTTACTTCCTACATTAGCTTGTTCAACAAAAATACTTTCTTGTGCTAAATAAGGAACTTCATACCATTTAACTGAACCACCATCCGATGTTACCGAAGATATTGAAATAATATTCGTATCATCCAAAGTTGCTGTTAAATATTCCTGATAATCTGAAGAAAATGAAATAGTTTTATTTACTTTCTTAGCCGATATAGCTTTAACCTTTTTACTAACTAAATATCTAGTAGGCGCACCGGTTGTACCATCTCTTTCATAAACTTCAATTTCTCTATCCGTTGGATTTGAGAAATCTACTGAATCGGTTGTTATGAATGTTATATTACTATTCGATGTAGATTCAACAGTCAATCCATCTTTTATCTTTAAGAAAAATCTACTATCTGCTTCATATGTTGGTGCTCCTGTTGCAGGAACTAACTGATAAACTGATAATGTTGTAACTGCTGGCGATGTTACTTTTGGTTTATATCCCATAGTTTGAGCCAATGCAACTACGTTTTTTCTTTCAGTTGCATGGGCTAACATTGATTCTTTTAATTGAGTATCTTGATAAAATGAAAGTATATCACCCAATGCCGCAGCTTGTTCTACGAACACCATACCAGGTGAAGCCTCATTAAAATCAGAGTAGCTATTTGGGAAATACGTTTTAGTAAAATCAATAAGATTTTGCTTAAAAGATTCAAAATCTTTACCCAAATAATTTATATTTCTACTACTACCAAAAGTCTTTTTTACAGGTTTAATTGCCATTTTATCTCGTTATATTAATTTGTACTGATTCTAATAAATTTGGATTAGAAACCAAAGAGAACTTTATATCTAAAGCTATTCGATTGGCATCAATATCATTTTCATCATAATCAAATATTATTGTATCAATGTTTAAATATGGCAACCATTTTGAAACCGCAGATGTTATACTCGTTTCTATTACGTTTTCAATATCAACTAATGGTTCAAATAAAACTCTATGAACATCGCAACCAAAATCAGGCTGCATCATTCTTTCGCCTTTTTTAGTTAATATTAAATTAATTAAATTATATTTTGCTTGAGCTAGTGTTGTGTAATTTACAGAGAATATACCATTAGATTGAGAACGTTGGTTAATACCAATTCCCAATACTTTATAGTTGTTTTCCGTTAAATCATTTACATTTACTTTACCAAGCGATATTGCCATTATTTAAATCTTTTTACTAATTGTGAGTAATCTCTAGTTAATGCTTTTATAGTAGCATCTTGTAACCCATCACCAGTTGATTGAAAGTTTGGCATATTTTGTGGAATATTTTGTTCCATTCTATAATCCATAGTTTCCCAATCTTCTTCCATTGTTCTCTCCGGTTGTAACATATCCAATACACTACCACCCTCCATACCAGGCATAGAACCTTCTGCTCTTTCTTTAGCAGTAAATGGAGTTGTCATATTCAATACCTCATTTAACATTGGATTTGAAGTATATTCCTTCATTTGTTGAGGTCTTTGTTGTTGAATAGGTTGTTGTTTTCTAACAATCGGTTGTGGAACTTCTGTCATTTCCATCAATGATGGTTGTTTTCTTTCTTTGTTTAATGTAACCGCACCGGATTTGATTAGCTTCGCTAATTCTTCTTTAACTTGTTGTTTAACTTCGCTTTTAACAACCTCCTTAATTAATCCGACTAATAATTTTGAATCCATAATTATACTTTTTAATAAATATTGAAAGTTTTAATTTATACTTTATAACCACTCCACATAACAATTCCAGGAGCCGGTGGCGCTGGTGGTGGATATTGAGCTACTACTGAAAATATACCCGAAACAGTCATTAAATGTAATGTTGCTGATTGGATAAACGTATCTAAAAATATATTTACATTATTATTTGGAATAGTTGGTATAGAAGTCCAATTTCCAGGAGATAATACAATAGCAGTAGTTGTTGATATATTTTTAATAGAACCCACCGCAGGTACTAATGGTGAAGGAAATAATGATAATTTTGCTCCAGCCCAATAAGCTATTATAGCAGGTCCAACTACATCCAATAATGTCAATGTTTTTGACATTTGTGTTTGTAATAACAATGAAGTTAATGTAGTTTCCATTAATTGTTTATTTCCATTAATTAATGGTATCCCATTTACAATATCACCACCACTCTTAATAGCTAAATCATATGAATTTGTAAGTGCTTTGGAAAACGCAGACATATCATTACCATATGCAAATGTTTGCATAGCAGGTATTAATGTTGATTTGAAAACGCCCCATGACATTAGTTCTTACTTAAAAAGTTTTTAGCTGATAATATTGTTTTCAATTTAGATTTTATTGAATTGAATTGAGCTACATTTTCTGGACCAGGCTTTGAAGGACCGGCTGGTGTTAAATACATTTGTTGTGTAATAGCATCTATTAAATCGCTCATTATTTGAACCAACTCACCACCCAATACCATCTTTTGTACATCGGCACCAGCATCACCTTCTCCTTTATTTTTACCCAAATAAACTTTACCATTTTCCGAATTAAGGAATATTTGATTAGCTCCAGCCGAATGAATTGTTACATTTTTATTTGTATGAACATATACATCCTTTTCAGCATCAATTGAGTATTGTCCATCTGTTATTACACCAGTATTTCCTTTACCAAATATGATAAATTCTTTTGCTTTAGCAGATAAAACTATTCTATCGGAATTTACAAATAATTGGTCACCACTTAAATCTTTTGAATTTGGATATTCCTTAAATGCTTTCTTTTCTTTCTTAATAGTTTCTTTGAATGGAATTTTTACTTTGTTAGATGTTATATAAATGGATGTACCATCTTTATTTATATCTTCATCTACTAATGTTCCTATTTTTTTAGAATCTAATTCAGGGTTTTGTTTATTACGAATGAATATAGATGGAGATGATGATTTACCATCTTCTGTTAAATGAAACTCGCTAAATCTAATTGTATTTCCAACTCTACCACTTAAAATGGTATCACCTTGCTTTGGGTTTAAAAATTTAATCTTTTCATTAACTTTATATTCATTTTTATCATCTTTTTTAACATCAGATGATTGACCGCCGGTTTGTGCAGTTTCTCTTTGAGATTGTGCATTACCACCACTTTGAGCTTTAGTACCATCAACTGGCTCTAAAGATTTAAATGTAACATAATCTCTTCTATACGAAGAATATGGTGTTACTGTATATGGTAGCCAAAATTTATTACTCTCATCTATTTCTAATATGATAACAGTCTCTCCCTTTATAGGCATCGTAAAATTATTCTTATCAAATGGATAAGCATAATATTGAGTAGTCATATTTGGATACAAATAACTTATAGCACCATAAAAACGTGCATCTTTATCTGATAAATCATTATTATTGTTGTAAATAGGCACAAAATCTGATTTATCACCCTTTTCATAAGGTAAAAAATCAGCATTTATAGGATATACCTTATCTACTGTTGCTAAAAATGATTTTATCTCCATTATTTTACTTTAGTTTTTATTTCTTCGATTTCAATCTGAATATCTCCCAACTTTTCCTCTGCTTTCTTTTCTACTTGATTTATCGTATCTTCCATATCTGCTAAAAGTTGTGCTTTTTCATGCTCACTTAACCAACCATCTTCCCCAATACCCTTAGCCTCCGCTGCTGCTAATCTTTGAGCAATTGTTGCCAATTTGATTAAGTGGTCATCGTTTTTAACCGAAACATCTATCAAATCTTTAATAATTGGTGCAATAATAGTTGCTTCACCAACATTTCTAATTAATTTACGAAGTGATTCGATTAATTCCGAAATATTTTTCTTTTTATTTTGTTGATTTTCGTATATATCTTTAAATAACGATGATAGATTTTTCCCATCAAACAATTTGAATTCTGCGCTCATAATATTCTATTCTTTACTATATAATTATAAAGTTCTTCACTTATTAGTTTGTAACCATCCTTATTTGGATGTTGTGTTGCTCTAGTATCGTATGTTGCATCTTGATATTCCCAAATATCTAATCTCTTTGTTTTGTTTAAGAAATCTCTAAATGTTTCTTTTCTAAATCCCCAATATTTTTTAGAATCTATATTATCCGTTACATCATCCTTTTTATGTAAATCAATTAACATAGATTCAATACCATCGCACATTACATATTTTATGTTATAATATCTAAAAAGTTCTTGTAAGAAGATAATATAGTTTTGATTAACTATGTTGTAATAATGCTGATTAAATAGTTCTCCAATAAAAAGATTTTTAAAATCTATTAAAAAATCATTGTATTTATCATTATTACTTCTAAAAGAATTTATGAATTTTTCAGGTGTTTGCAATAAATGCTTAACACTCCAACTAACCCACTCCCCTTTTGGTAAGAATGGAACATAATCTCTCAATGAAGAACTCCACATTACAACAACCAAATCATTTTCTCTAATTCTACCATCTTGTACATCGGTTACGATTTGATTAAATATTTTATTATTAGCATTACCACTAATCCCATTATTATGATGTGATAGATTTAATTTTTCTGCTAAATATTTTGGCCAAGAGTGATTATTTCTAAATAATCTTTTATCATCTCTATCGGTTAAATTCTTTTCTACTTCAATGTTGGCACCCTCACCTTCGGTCCAACTACAACCATATGCGTGTAAAATCATATTTTACTAATTAAATAATTTCCTAAAACCAAATAATCCATATCACAATTTTTAAATGTCCAAATTGCTTTGTTAGGGTCATTTGTCATTGTATGTCCTCTTAAATTAAAAGATGTATTTAATAATATTGGAGTTCCACTTATTTTCTCAAACTCTTTTAATAATTTATAATATAGAGGATTATCTTCCATCTTAACTGTTTGTATTCTAGCTGAATTATCAACGTGAGTTACGGATGGGATACTTTTATATTTTGTAACTTGTACTACTTGATTCATATAAGGAACTTCACCTTCTGAAATAAAGTATTTATCATAATCTTCAATCGTTACAGATGGAGCAAATGGTCTAAACATTTCTCTTTTCTTAACAACTTTATTAATTCTATCTCTAACATCTGGCAAATGTGGGTTTGCTAATATAGAACGATTACCCAATGCTCTTGCACCAAATTCGGTTCTACCTTGAAACCAACCAACAACTGAACCATTATAAATTAAATTGGAAACTTCTTTACATAATTTGGAATCACTTTTTATGTATTCTACTTTTAGTTTTTTGTGCTTACTAATTATATCAAATAATTCGTTATCATTCCATTCTTCTCCCAAATATGGTGATGTATTTGCTCCACCAATTGGTTTATCATTTCCCATAATATTATGCCATTGATATAAGCAAGCTCCTATTGCGGAGCCGGCATCGGATGGTGCAAATGGAATCCAAACATTTTTAGCGGATGTATGTTTTAATAATTTACCATTAGCAGTTCCATTATATGCACATCCACCACTCAACACCAAATTATTACTATCGGTTTGATGAATACAATGATTTACTATAAAATAAAATTGAGATTCATACCACTTCTGCAATGCTGCTGCCAAATCCATATGATGTTGTTCTATTTTGGATTCAGGTGTTCTTGGTTCGAACCCAATCAGTTTACCCAATTCATAATTAAACATAGTTTTATCTGAATGGTCCCATTCGAATAAATCCATATTAATATTGATTAAGTTTGCAAAATCTAAAACAGAAACTTTATCAAATACGTGTCTGTATTTCATATAATCCCCATATGGTGCCAATCCCATTACTTTATATTCACCTCCATTTGGTTTAAATCCCAAATATGCCGTTATAGCTGAATAAACTAATCCTAATGAATGTGGAAATTTTAATGATTTAATAAATCTAAATTCATTATTATCACATTTTACAGCATACATAGTATCCCATTCACCAACACCATCAATTGATATAGCAACCGATTCGTTGTATGGAGATGTATAATGTGCAAATGCAATATGGGATAAATGATGCTTTGTATAAGTTATAACACCATTATATCCCAATCTTTGTAAAAATCCTTCAATATCACCTTCAGTTTCTTTCCATCTTTTTTTAAAGTCTTTCCAAACTTTTGGATACATTAATCCAGCTAATTTACCAACTGTTTTTTTAACTCTATCATACTTTGTGTTTGGTTCTTCATACCAACAAACCATATCAATTTCATCGATTGTGATTTGTGCGTATTTTAAAACCCACTCAATTGCCTTAAATGGAAAAGAACTATCATGCTTAATGCCAGATAGTTTCTCTTCTTCTATTGCTGCTATTACTTTACCATCGATAACTAATGCCGCTGCTGAATCGTGATAAAATGCTGATAATCCTAATTGAATCATAATTAAATTTTTATATCACCCTCATCCATAAATTGATTATATAATTCCATTTGTTTTTCTCTCATCTTTGTAACAACTTTAGTTATATAATGTGTAGGATGACCGGTCATTTCTCTAATAAGTAGATATAAAGATTTTTTATTAAAACTTTCGATGTAATCTGCTCTACGGAATAATTCCAAAATAGCATCAGCTATTTGCATATCTCTTTTCTTTGGAAAATAAAACTCTAAATTAGCATCCCAATATGCTAACATTCTTTTGTTGAAAGTTTTATACTCTGAATTTGTTTCTTCTTCATGCCAATTGTTTTCAGTATCCCAATTTTCAGGCATTTCAGACATTACATCAGTATCTTTATATCTTTTGTAATTTGCGTTGTTATTTAAAATAAGATAATTTCTAGCTACAATTGTAAAATAAGAGAATGCTTTACCTTTACCTTCTCTGTACATATGAATTTTTTCAATCATAAACGCAACAACTTCAGCCATAACATCTTGTGGTTCATCATCAAAATAGCTAAACTTCCACTTATTATATACGATTTCAGCCAATTTATCAAAAGCAGGAGCTATTCTATCTTTGTAGATTTTATCCTTTACTCTTTGCTCGGTTGTATTATTGTATTCTACAATAGCATTTTCGGTATCTTTTGTAAAGTATTGTTTATTTCTCGGTTTTCTAGGCATTATTTAAATTCTTTGAATGATTCAATCGTTTCCTTTATTTGGTTAAATAAAGAACCTACTTCATCATCCTTCTCAAACATTTGCTTTTGGTCGATTGACCTTAATGTTTCCAGTAATGCTTCGTTTCTTTTCTGGTCTGCTTCTATAAAATCTTCATATTTCTCAATTTTGTTTAATGCATTATTTAATCCATAAACTAAAAGTGAAATTATTAAGATAGTTAATATTATTGCTAAAATTTCCATATTATACTATTTCATATCCTTTTAAAAAATATTCGTTTGCTTTTTTATATTTAACTTCCACCATTTCACCATCTGGAGATTTCATAACAACTTTATCATTTCTTCCATATGATTGGTTTTTTGCTATTTGAGTGTTGTAAACTCTATCTCTAATAGTAAATCCATCTAAATGGTCAATTTCATGTTGTACAACTACTGTAAGCATTGTTTCAATTGAAATTTGTTCTTTATCTCCATCTGGATTTATTTCAAAAGTTAATTCACCCAAATTATCAGTATCAATTACAACTTTACAAGCTCTAATTGTTCTAATTGGTTTATGTAAAGTAGATGGTATAGAAAGACAACCTTCTACAAATAAAAATCCTTCTTTTGATTTTTCTTTTATAACAGGGTTTACTAAAAAATATTCAGTATCTCCAAAATGGATATAACAAGCTCTTTTTTTAATTCCTAATTGAGTTGCTGAAATACCTAAACCTGGGTTCTCTAATAATGCTTGAGTCAATGTCATTCTTAACTCATCTGCTTCATTTTGAGATATTTCAGTCTTTGGGCATGGCGTTTTAAGATATTCTACAAATTCTTTAGTTTGTAATCCTAATTTGTTTTTGTCAACGATTAATTTCATATTTTATTTTATTTTTCTATAAATGGTAATATTGCCTTTTCTTTCATTTTTGCTTCAACCATAATATCTACATCTAAACCATATGTGTTTGGAAGTGAATTAATATAATCGGAATGAGCTTGAGGTTTTTCCTTTGGATTATTTTCGTGCAATGCTTTTGATTCTGAATAGTGAACTTCTTGCGTAATACCTTTAGGCCAAGTAGTTGCTGCTAATTTGAGTGCGGCTTCTTCGGATAAATCACCTGTACAAAATTGATGATGATGGTAATCAAAAACAATAGGAATACCTGTGTTTTCATAAATGTACATTAAATCTTTAACAGAATACATAGATGCTTTATCATCATTCTCCAATGTCAATCGTTTACGAACTGATGGGGAGAGTCTTTTGAAGTTTTGAATCAATCTATTCATAGCTGATTGTTTATCTCCGTAAACACCATTACAATGAATATTAATATTGTTATATGTAGTTAAAGATAACCCCATCATATCAAATATTTTAGCATGTAATTCTAAATCAGCAAAAGTTTTTTGAACAACCGATTCATTTGGTGATGGTAGTACATTGAATGGGCCTGGATGCGAATTAATACGCATATTGTGAAATTTAGCAAAATCACCTGCTTTTTTTAACTCACTTTTAATTTCTTTGTAATCCTTTAATTGAGTAATATCAATATTATCACCCCAAGGAATTAAAGCGGATGATAAACGAAAGAAATTAATCTTATTCTGTCTATTCCACTCCAATATCTTAATAACATCCTTTGCATTTGCTAATGCAAGTTCGGATACATATTCTAAACCTTTGGATTGTAAAGTTTTCTTAACCATTGTACGATTGGTGGTAACTTTCTTACCCATTGACATGTTAATACAAGCGTAACCTAAATTCATAATAGTATTTTTAGAGTTTATACTCAAATATACTAAAAAAATACATAAAAACCAAATATTTTAATATGTTTTTACGTTTTCTTCTTCATTTCTGAATTTAGATAACTCTCTCGGAGTACCGCCTTTATTAGACATCCAATAATTTACGGCTTTTGGATTATTTATCCATAATTTCTTATTATTCCAAGGAAATTCGGGATGCATGTAAGATTCCCATTTCAAACCTAATTGCGAATCATCTAAAACTGCATTATCAGATGTAGCATCAACCACAACATTATCAGACTCAATAGATTTCTCTTCGCTTTGTAAGATATTCTCATCTTTAGGGTTTTCGTTAATAATATTTTCCTCTATAACCTCATTTTCTTCCTCAATTGTGGATTTTTTTCCACTATCTTCCGTATTTTCTAAATTATTTTCTACTAAATCTTCTTTTTTATCACCATACACCTCATATAACCCCAATTTTTGGTCATTTTCCATCATTTCTACCAAAATCTCTTCTCTTTTCTTTTTTTTATCATTAATTAATCCATTGAAAGCAATAATTAGAGCGACAGCTAGTGGGTCAAACACAATTACAATCAAAAATATGAAGAATTTTACAACATTTTTCAATTCCATGCCAAAAGCTTCTGCAACAAAACGAAATCCACCAACTTCTTTCTCCAAATCTAAATTAGAAATCTTAATTTGGTTGATTTTTTCGGTTTCAGAAGCGTTTTCAGTTTGTAAATTGGAAATTTTATCGTTAATTTTGGCAATTTGCTTATCTCTATTATCGATAGAACGTATTAAACGATTATTTACCTTACCACCATCTAATATTTTGCCTGAATTTTGTTGTAAATTGGATATTTGTGTAGTAAGTTGATTAATTTGCTCCTCATTTGCGGTAATTTTTGTTTGATGAACCGCAATTTCTCTATCTACTGTTTGTAATTTGAGTGATTGTGCCTGAAAAGCGTTAGATAGATAGCCGAAAATACCGGCAGAAGTGATTAACATTAACAATCCAACGGAAATTGTTAGATACCATTTGTTAAAACCCTTCAAATTATTCCACTCTTGCTTCAAATATGTAGCGGCAACCAATTTTGCCATCTCTAAAGATGAAGCCATTACCATAACCGATGTAGAAGCGCCAGCAAATAGCACACCTAATCCGGTAACAGAGAAGAAAGCCGCACAACTCGCAATAATTAGTGCGGAAAATCCCACTAAATATTTAAGCCAGTTCATTATCTATTGATTCTTACTAATTCTGAAATACGTTCTGTTAGAAGTCTAGCATCTTGTATTACAGCATTAACTTCTGAAGCTGGTAAATTTTGTGCACCCATTGCAACATTTTGAATAATTCTTAATTTACCATCTAACGATTCTAGTAAAGTTTGTATTTT